TTACTTGGTTAGTCGAGGGTGAATAATTAGCTCAAAATCGTCGCCTTTTTGGTCTATCTCTTTTCGGTAAGTGGCAAACTCCATAATCGTTTTTAACATTTTATTTTTGGCTGCCGGGTCCTTCGCCTTGTGGTAGGCAGACAGAACTTTTCTAAGTTTCGGAATTACATCCTTTTGAGCTTTTTCTCTTTTGGCCTCAATTGCGAGAGCGGCTTCTGTGTTAATAATTGCTTTTTCCGTTTCAGCAATCCGCTCAGACAGTTTTTGCGATCTGTCCAGATAAACTTCCTCAGTGTATATTTTCCGTTCGAGGAAATCATGCAAACTATCTACTTGCTGGTTAAGGGCCTTTAATTCCTTGGTTAGATTTTGCAATATCTTCTGGTTAATGCTAACCGTGTTTTCCTTTTTGCTGGCCGGCTTATGACTGTCCCATTGCGACTGGTATTCCTCAACCCACGCTTCCAGACCATCTATTACTCGTTGCTCCACATACTCAAAGCGGCTGCTCTTGTTGGGGCAGTGTTTGTTATAACAGATTAGGTGAGGATATTGTTGGTGAGAATATGGCCTGTATACCATGCTGGCACCGCATATATCGCATTTAATCAGCCCTGCAAGCGGGTTGGTTATGCCGTTAACTAATTGATAGGGTACGTGGTATTTGCCTTTTAAAATGGCCTGCGCCTTGTCAAATAGCTCCTGAGAGATAAGCGGCTCATGTTTACCCTGGACGCTGATCCATTCTTCACGCGGCCGCGTTTTGGTGTCGCGTTTTTTATCGGGGTCCTTGGACTTTTTACTTTCTTTCTTTTTCCACTGTACCTTCCCGGTATAAACTTCATTTTTGAGGATAAAGAGGACGGTAGAGGATTCCCACGGCTTGCCGGTATAGGTTTTTGCTCCGCGCCGGTTTAATTCGGCAGCAATCTTATGGCCTCCCATATCACCATTCGCATATAATTCAAAAATTAGCCTCACCACGTCGGCTTGCTCGGGGTGGGGTATAAGCGTCCTGGTTTGTCCTTCTTTTTTAATCTCGTAGCCGTATGGCGGTCTGGTTCCTATATAATTGCCGTCCTGTACTGATCGTATTCTGCCGCCTTGTAGACGCCGGGTTATTATTTTTAACTCTTTGCGTGCCATAAAGGCTTCAAATTCGGTGTATTCTTCGTCAAATTCGTCGTTTAGGTTGTAAATCTTTCGCGGCGTGACAATAAGAGTGTTGGAATTTTTGAAGGTCTTTAATATGAGGCCTTGATCTTCCATATCGCCACGGCCTAGCCGGTCAATCTCCATGCAGAAAACAGACTTGCATTGCCCTGCTTCAACTTCCTTTAACAGTGCAAGCATTTCCGGCCTGTGAATTAGACTTTCACCTGATACTATTTCCTCGAATACTTTTGTTATATTAACGCCGTAGTCTTTAGCCAGCTTATACAAGGCTTTTTTGTGCTTGACTAATGTTTCACCCTCGCCGCGAGCCTCGGCCTCTTGATCTTCCCGAGACTTACGCAGGTAAAAATAGGCCGGTTCTAGGTCGTGTCGTGTATATTGCTGCTTCATAGTGTGTCACCCCTGATTTTATGGTTTACAAACTTTACAAGGGACAAGCGTTTATTTATGCGGTTTTATATATCTACACCAAAGTACTCCAGCATATCGATTGCTGTTTTTTGTGTGTGCGCAGATTCTGCGTTTGCTAACAAATAACTAAGCGGCGCCTCAAACGCAAAGGCCGAAATCGGAACAAAATGTCCGTCTCTACTCCATTGACCTGCTCCGCTGGCTAGCAGTGCATAATATATTATAGAAAAATCATCGATACTCGCTTTGCTATAGATGATAATCTTTCTTAACCTCTTATCTGATAAGCAAAAATTATAAATATCATAAATAATTGCATCTGCATTACTAACTGGTGATACATCTCTGTACTTGTTAAGCAGTTTTTTTAGTTTCCACGACTTGAGCAAGGAGTAAAATAAGTTACCTAACAAAATACGCCCCTCCTTAGGAGTTAAATATAATATATAGTTTCCCGGATTATTTTATAATCTCAGCTTTCACTATTGCGGCTTTAGGGCCGCGAGCGTTATTTCTTGAATCAATAGCCGGATCGGTTGCATTTGCATCCGCAACACCTTTTATTGTTATTGTTTTATCTATCAAGCTTTTTTCTACGGGATCATATAAAACTGCTTTCCATTCGTTGCCGTTTTTATCTTGTATAGTTATGGGAACAGAGTCGAAGCTTCCAAAATCGCTTACTATGTCACGGCCAGATTTTTTCCCGCTACCTAAAATTACTTGTCCACTAACAATCACAGAATCGCCGTGTTTTATTGCGGTAATATCGCCGCCGTTGCGAAAGTCAATAGGTTCTTTACTGCCTTTAGACATTGAGTGAAGAGTGCTTTGGTTTGATGAACAGCCGGCAAAAATAAATACAAATGCGATTAATATGAAAACATATAATATTTTTTTCATCGGGATCCTCCTAGTAACAATTCTTTAAATATTGAAAAACAGAATCCATTGGTTCTTCTTCGGGAATAACGCTTTCCCATGAATCGCTTATCGTAGCCCTGTTAAGCTCTTTGCTATCAGAATAAATAACTTCTTCGAAGATTTTATACTTTGAATTTGCAATATCAAATTTAACGTATTCAAGTATACTGGATGGATTAGTATTTTTTAATTTAGGAACAGTATTAATAATATCCTGAGAAAAATTTTCTTTGTATTTTTCAGTTGACGTTATTTTTATCCAACATGATACTAAGTTGCTATTGTTGTGTTTCGTTACTGATTTTGAATCGAGATAGGTTATAATTTTATCGTTACCAACAACCTTTATCCATCTATTATTTTCTTCTGATGCAAAAGCCAAGCCAGACATACAAAAATTAACGATAAGTATTAATGCAAAAATAAAACATTGTTTTTTCAAAAAGACCACTCCTTTTTAAATATAAAGACACAGCTTGTCCATTTGCTGTGTCTTTTGCTTAATATCAAATGCGTCCTGGTTTTATTCCGATTACTTTGCCGACTATTTTTACTCTACTTGTTTCTTCTTTATAAAATTCTCTATCATCATATAAACTGTTATCTGATTTCAATATGAGGCCATCAGGCACTTTTTTTATGCGCTTTATAATACCCTCATCGCCGTCTACTATAACAATAGCTACTTCGCCGCTATCTACATCATTTTGTGGACGAACAATAGCGTAGTCGCATGGAAGAAAACGCGGCGTCATGCTATCACCTTTAACTTTAAGCATATAGCAATTTTTGCAATCTCCGTTAGATACTATCCATTCTTCTTCGCCTAAATACTCCTGCAAAGCATAACCACCAACCCCAGCGCGAACTTCACCAAATATGGGGAGTTTGATTACATGTTGGTGTTCGGGAATTAAAATAGCATTTGACGGAATAGGTGGATCGCTTTTTATTGTGGCTGCCGGTAACTGCAACTTTGAATGTACTGCAATTTCTTCTTCGTTAATAATATCAATGCCATCTATATGCGATTTTATGAGGGTATATTGTTCGGGTGACAATTTAGTGCCAGGTGTTTTTTTTAGTATTGTGTTATAAAAATTACGATGTGTTTCTTCTGTAGTGGCAGAGGGAAAGTGACTGCTAACAGCGTATGGATAAGATGTTTTTACAAGAGCTTCAATTAATCCTTCATATTGCTCAGGGGTTAACATTTCAATTTTTTTATCTAAAGGTAAATAACCAGCCTTCAGCATGAGTTTTTCATAGGATACTTTGAGAGCAGGTGCAAGTTTTTTTAATATATTTGGTGTTGGCATTCCGCGTTTACCATTTTCAAGTTGGGATATATACGAGTTTGATACACCTGATTGTAACTCAAGTTGCCTTGTTGTTAATTCTCTCTCAGTTCTTAATTCTTTAAGATATTTACCAAATTCTTCCGCTGTCAATTGTAATCACCTCTTTTTTTATTATAAAGAATTATAAGGAAAATGTAAAAAAAATAATAATAAAGTGCTTGCAAAAGTAATCAGGACATGCTATTATAAGTGCAAGAACATGATTACTTTTGTAATCAAGGAGGTGGAATGTATGCAAATAATACTTAAAGATCCTGAAAAACTCAAGGTTATAATGTTAAAAAAAGGCTTTACACAGCGTTCACTAGCTAAAAAATCTATTGTTTCGGATACTACTATAAATCATTTAATTAATGGCAAAAGAAATGTTAGTGCTCCTATTGCTCAAAAAATTATATCATCGCTTGAATGTGAGTTTGACGACATTTTTTTTGTCGAACTTGATTACAAAAGCAATCAAAAAGGCGGTGCGGCATGAACGAGTTAATCAGAGTTGATGAAAACGGCAAGATTACTGCCAGAGAATTGTACGAGTTTTTAAGTCCTGATGATAAGTCTCATTATTCAAGATGGACTAAAACTAACATCGAACAAAATGAATTTTATCAAGAAAGTATTGATTGGTTGGGGTTCGCCATAGTGGCTAACGGTAATGAAACCAAGGAGTACAGGCTTACAATCGATTTTGCGAAGCACTTATGCATGTTGTCACGATCCGAACGCGGCAAACAGGCTAGAAGCTATTTTGTTGAAGTTGAGAAGCAGTTTAAACTAGCATTTCGTGTTCCACAAACATTGCCAGAAGCATTAAGACTAGCGGCTCAGGCTATCGAGGAAAAAGAACAAGCCGTTAAGCAGCTAGAGGCAGCAAAACCGAAAGTAGAATTCTACGATGCAGTAACTGGCTCAAAAGATGCTATTGAAATTGGCGAGGCTGCCAAGGTTCTAAACATTCCTGGGGTTGGCAGAAACAAACTCTTTCAAGAACTTCGTAACAGAAAAATACTTATGAATAACAATCAGCCGTATCAAGAGTATGTGGACAGAGGTTATTTCCGAGTTCTTGAGCAGAAATACAATAAACCAAATGGTGATATATGCATAAATATCAAAACCTTAGTATATCAAAAGGGTCTTGATTATATTCGGCGGTTGCTAACTAAAGATAATGTAATTAATTTGCCAGCATAACTAACCATATGAAAAATCAGATCAGTCAAGCAGACAATCTACGGCAGCATACATTGTTAAAGGGGAGGGGTGAGAATGAGTACAGCCAAAAAGGTAGAGTCGCAGGAATACGCCGCAACCTACAAAGGCGGCAAATTTGGTAAAAGTGTAGTGCACGTTGTCGCGCCGCAGATAACGAAGGAAGAAAGCCTGCGGAGATTTCGCGAAGAGGTTATGCCAGCGGCATGGGCTTGCTGGGACACATTGACTACCAAGGAAAAGCTGCAGGTCAATGCCGAATGCGAGGCTGGTTTACTCGAATAGCCGGTTTTCCGGCTGGAATGATGTAGGACAGGCGGTGTGACAATGAAGTGTTTAATCTGCGGAAGGGAGCCGACTACATACGATTGGCTGATTATTGACGGCAAAGTCAAAGGCCCTGTGTGTCATGGTGGCTATGATTGCTATAGGCCGGGAAAGGCCAAGCCTGTAAGCCCGAAGATGCGCAAGGTCAGAGAGTTAGCCGAAAGATTCGCAAGTTAGGAGGGATAGGGTGCAAGCGCAAAAGATTGAGCCTCAGATAATTACGGCGCGGCAGGCGGCGCAAGACGGAAAGATGCCGTGGTGGGTGGTAGCTATAGGAAAAGCGGCGTTCTGGTTGTCGGTGGCGTTGTTTTTCAAAGCCTTTGCAGATGCCGCCAATATTTTAAAAAATTAGCCACACCGGGAGGTAAGACTAGAAAAATGAAACACATTGTTTTAACCTGCGGGCAAATTGCAATTGTTGATGACGAAGATTATGAATGGCTAAATAAATTTAAATGGCACGCGCAGAAGCACCACACCGATGGATATTATGCGGTTAGGAATGTTAGAGAAAACGGTATAAGAAGAAAGCAATATATGCACAAATTAATTCTCGGTATCGATGGAACTAGAACATTAGGCGATCACATTGATACAAACAAACTAAACAACAGCCGAAATAATTTAAGGGTAGCAAGCTTTTCTGAAAATAGATGCAACATAGGGATAACTAACAAAAACACCACAGGTTATAAAGGTGTATACCTAGATAAAAGATACAATAGGTTTTATGCGCGAATTAAAATTGGAGATAAATTAAGTTATTTAGGTACGTTCTCTACAGCGCAAGAAGCTGCGAAAAATTACAACGAATCAGCATTAAAACATTACGGGGAATTTGCAAGAATAAATAAAATTGATTAAAGAAGTAGCCTGCTTTTAGCAGGCTGAATCAAAAGTGTGGGTGTGGGTTGGTTCCCTATTTCTGAGTTTATTGTATATCAATTAAAGGTGGTGAACATGTAATGTTTTACGACTTTGGCGAGGAACTATACAAGGCCCGAAAAACAAAAGGATGGACGCACATTCAGGCGGCCATGAAAATTAACAGTATTTGCGTAAAGAAAGAAAGTGTCGCATCCCCTGACTCGCTGAGTAAATGGGAACGGGGCGAGGTTCTTCCCAAGATTGAAGCGGTACACGCTATGGCGCAGGTCTACAACAAGCCGGATCTGTACCAAAAAAGAATTGCCGCCATTGAACTGGCGACAAAAGAAAAAAGCCCGGCGGCAACCGGACTTAACGAAAAATTATCTTACTGTTATTCTACCACGCTAGACAGTAGCAGTCAATCGGAGGGATTTAGATGTTAAGAGTAACACACAAAAATCCACTGTCACAGTATTACTTCAACAAGATATATTGGGCGTCAATAATCGCAACAACCTTTGCGGAGCTAGACCAGATTAATAGGCAGATTCGCAAGGACAATATCATAGGGAGGGTGGCGTAGATGGCAAGACATGAAACAACCCACGACCTGACAGACAGTAAGTTTTTCGAAACAGATATTGCAAAAACAGGCAATGTCATAGTAGCGGTGATTAATACCGAGCATAGCAAAACTGAATTAGTAATGGATGCTGCCGACTTCGCGGAGTTTATCCAGCAAGGGGCTTTGATACTGAATAAGAAGAAGGGGGCAGCATAGTGAGTAATCTTGTTTCAGCCAATGAAATCAGAGCGCAAGTAAGTATTGTACAGGATGTTATGCGCAAAGTCATGAAAGATGGTACGCACTACGGGGTTATTCCTGGATGCGAAAAACCTACCTTATACAAAGCTGGCTCAGAAGTGCTTTTGACTACCTTTCAAGTATCGGTTAAGCCAGTAGTCGAGGACTTGTCTACACCGGATGAAGCAAGGTATAGGGTATATACCGAAGGAACGTATCGCGGTGATGGTTCCCATGTTGGCACCGGTATTGGCGAATGTTCTTCCAATGAAGAAAAATACAAGTGGCGCAAAGCCGTATGTGACGAAGAGTGGGAAGAGACACCGGAAAACCGACGGCGCGAAAAGTGGTTTAAGGGTAAGTGGGATAAGGCAACCAGAAAAATGGGTGAATCATACAAGGTTAAACAAGTCAGAACAGAAATTGCGGACGTTTCCAACACGGTCCTAAAAATGGCTAAGAAAAGAAGTCAAATTGATCTTACCCTGACTTCCACGGCTGCCAGCGATATATTCACCCAAGATATTGAAGATATGCCACCTGAGTATCAGGGTATGGGTGAAGATGTAGCGCCAACTAAAGAGCAAGTACAGCCGCCACAGCCTAAAAACGCAACTCCGGCAGATGTAGTGGATGAAAATATACCGAATTGCGAAGGTTGCGGAGTTCCGATAGCTAAAACAATGGCTGATGCTGAAAAGGTTATTGACTGGTGCAATAAAAAGTATGGCGGCGTGAAGCTCTGCCGGAACTGCCAGAGCAAATAAAATGCTTGAGTTTAACGAAGAACTTCACCAATACACCGATAACGGCATAGTGATTCCGTCAGTAACCCAAATACTCCAGTTTTCCGGTTTAACGCCGGACTTCTCAATGGTTAAGCCGGCAGACTTGGAGTGGAAAGCAAACTTAGGCACTCAGGTTCACGCGGCAACTGCGCTGGATGATGAAGATAACCTCGGTGGCTATGACACACAAATTAACGGTTATATCGAAGCGTGGCGAAGGTTCAAGGCCGAGTGTGATTTTGTTCCTCAGGTTGCAGAGCAAAGAGTATATTCCAAAAAGTACGGTTACGCCGGGACGCTTGACCGGATCGGCAAGCTAGGCGGGGTTGACACATTGTTGGACATAAAGACTGCCAGTATAGTTGATCTGATTTGTGTCGGTCCGCAAACAGCCGCATACGAGGCGGCTAGTAACGAGCAAAACAAGCGCAAGACCAAATATAAACGGTACGCCGTTAAACTATCTCCAGATGGCAAATACAAACTGATTGCGTGTAGTAACCAAATGGACTTACAGGTTTTCCTTAGTGCCTTAAATTTATATAACTGGAGGATGAGCAAACATGACAGAGGATAAAAAAGTAGCTAAAGAGGTTAAAGTTTTGGTGGCATTAACACCTAATGCGGTATCGTTGGCAAGCCAAGCGGCTGAGATTATAAATAAGGCCAAAGTGGTAAAGGTTACAAGCCCAGATCAACGGACTAACATTCTGGAATTAGCCAAGAAAATCAAAACCGTATCTAAGGGATTAGAGGACGAAAGACTTAATACCACCAGGCCGATGGATGCAGCAAAAAAAGAAATTATGAGCCTTTATCAAGAGCCGCTAGACAATCTTATTAAGGCCGAAAACATCATTAAAAAGGCTGTTCTGGACTTTGACCGGGAAGAACGCCGCAAAGCCGAAGAGATGCAAGCCAAACTGAGAGCAGAAGCCGAAGAACGGGCGCGGAAAGAGCGCGAGAAGTTAGAAGCGCAAGCCCTTAAAGCAATCGACAAAGGCAAGGAAGAAAAGGCTGAGCAACTTATTGAACAGGCCGAAGCAGTGCAAACCTTTGCCCCAGTTATTCAGATGCCGGTGCATAAAGCGCAAGGAACTTCGGTTCGTCAGGTATGGAAGTATCGGATTACTGATGTAAACCTGATTCCAAGAGAGTATATGCTTCCTAACGAAAAGATGCTCGGCGCAATGGCTAAGTCAACGCATGATGCGGTAAAGGTTCCTGGTGTTGAGTTTTATTCCGAAGATTCTTTGGCAATATCGGTGTGATGCAATGACAGATGAAATAAAAACCTATTTTATGCAGCGGTATAAAGAAGCTAGTTTCCGAGTTGTTCCCGGACATTGGCCAGACTTTAAGAGCAAAGATGAAGTTAATAACTGGATTGGCGGCATGGAAAAAATAACGGAAGCATTTAGCGATGCTTTCCAGAACCCGACAGGAGGTAAAGCCTAATGTTACAACTCCGAATTGAGGGCGAAGGGTTAGTATTCGAAAAAGAGATCGGTGAAGCATTAACCAAAGATATTATGGCGATGGTGATCGACAGGGTATTTGCCCCAAAGTCACGGCCAAGAGAGGTACATGTCCAGGCGGTGCCGGTTGTTGATAACTCAATTCCGGCTGATGAAGAAAGTAGTGAGCCTCCCTAAATTGGCAAAGAGACAGATCGGGCCGAAGCCGGGAGAATCGTTGATTGAGTATCACAAGCGGGTGACTAGGGGGCTATAACGCCCCCAGTGTTACTGCCAGGGAAAGGATACCAATTCAAAGTACGCGATAGCTACTAAACCAATACCGACTACAACGAACACCGTTTTTGCTAGTGTTTCCAGTATTTCCATAGCGAACGCCTCCTTTGGGTAGACCTTCCCAGTTTAGTATGTGCGGGACTGAATTATTTATGCGGGGTGAGATTGTGCGATTTAAAAAGATAAAAATTACCTCAGAAAAGAAAATTATGATGCTCTTTGAAAAGCAAAGCAAAAGCAAGGTGTGGGATGAATACTCGCTGACTTGCTCAGAAGAGGCGCGGCCAGAGTTTTACGCAGCTATGCAATCATTGAAAAAGTATGTTGTTGAAATGTGCGAGCTGCCTGATGATTACTTGGACCGGATTACGGTCCGTGGCGTGTCATTTAGTTATGCCGGTATGGATGAAGTCATGGGCGCCACGATCAGCGCAGGAATGAGACTGGATGATTCGTATACTCAGTTGAACTTAAACACGCCGCATAAGGCAAGCGGATCGTATTCAGGTCAAGACCCTGACCCAATGCAGGTGTTATCAGATAAGTGTATTGATGCACTAGACATACTTTGTGAGGAAGCTGGACTATATGTAGACGGAGAACGGGCGCAAATGCAGTTGTTTGGTGCGGCTTAGATTAAAGCGGGGGCTTAGGCTCCCGCTGGGGTAGTGGGGTGAAAACTTGGAACCAGTGTTAAGGTGGCCGGGCGCAAAATGGCGTTTAGCGGACTGGATAGTGAACCAACTACCACAACACAAAGTGTATTGCGAACCGTTTTTTGGTTCAGGAGCGGTGTTCTTCACTAAGCAGCCGAGCGGCACAGAAACCATCAACGATATTGATAACAATATTGTAAACCTTTTTAGAGTCATAAGAGACTCTGCAGACGAACTGGCACGACTAATTGAACTGACACCTTATAGCCGGAGCGAACTGCATGATTGCGAAAACATTGTAGGTAATGACATTGAGCGAGCCAGGCGGTTTTTAGTACGAGTTTGGCAGAGTTATGGTGGTAAAACATATTGCAATACATCATGGGCTCATGATCGGACAAATACGGTATTTAGGCCTAAATACTGGTGTAAGTTACCGGACAGGCTGCTAGAAATTGTAGAGCGGGTTAGAATGGCTCAGATCGAGAATATGAATGCCCTTGAATTGATTGAAATGTATAACCGGGAAAATACGCTGCTCTATATTGACCCACCATACTTAAGAAACACCAGGACGCAGTTACATTATAAATATGAGTTTGCTGGTACCGAAGAACATAAGGAATTATTGCGATTATGCAAAAAGCATGTAGGTACCGTAATTATTAGCAGTTATGACAATGACTTGTACAACAGCGAACTAGATGGATGGGAAAAGCGGCGAATGACTGTTGCTACAAATAATGGCGGTAGCGCAGAAGAAGTTATTTATTTAAGCTCAAATTGTACGATACAAGGAAGTTTGTTTAATGTGATGGGGTAGTGGGGTGAGGTAGTGGCAAGAGCAAGGAATATAAAACCAGGATTTTTCTCGAACGAAAATTTAGTTGAAATTGAACCACTTGGACGGTTGCTGTTTGCAGGGTTATGGACGCTTGCTGATCGTGAAGGCAGGCTAGAAGATAGGCCAAAGAAAATAAAAATGGAACTGCTGCCTTGCGATGATTGCAACATTGAAGCGTTATTACAAGAATTAGCCGATAAAGGTTTTATTTTACGCTACAAAGTTAATGGCGTGGCGTATATCCAAATAATAAATTTCTCCAAACACCAGAATCCTCACAAAAATGAAAAGCCAAGTGAGATACCTGCACCAGAGTTGCACGGTACAAGCATAGTACAAGCACAGTGTGAAGATGATACAACTCCAGAAAAGGATGTTACCACTCACGCTGATTCTCTGATTCCTGATTCCGGATTCCTTACCACTGATTCTCAGATTCCGGATAATTCTTTTGTCCCGGTTTCGTCCGGGACGGATGATGAAGCGCCGGCAGATCCAGGGCAAAAAGGTGATAAGCGGCCCAAATACACTTATGGGCCTGAACACATGGAACTTGCCGAGCAACTTAAATGCAGGATTTTAGAGCATATGCCTAATTATAAATACCCTAGTTGTCTTGACCAATGGGCAAATACCATACGGCTTATGATTGAACGTGATAACCGGAGCCTGGTTGCAATATCAGCAGTTATCGATTGGTGCCAACAGGATAGTTTTTGGCAGACAAATATTTTGAGCGCTGATAATCTGCGTGAGAAATTCGACCGGCTGCAAGGTAAAATGACGGCTGTTAAAACAATCGGCAAACAGGGAAACGGCAGCAGGCTAAGTATGATGGAGAATGTGAAAAGGAGGCTTGCAAGTGGTAGTTGAGAAGGTTATTGACACTCTGGCGCCGTTAATTTGCGCTTATCCGAATGCACAGATAACCGAGGAAACCATACAAGTCTATGCCATAGCACTGTCGGAATTAAACGAATCTGAATTGGCCGCCGCGGTTATGCGGTGTATGAGAACGTGCAAGTTTTTCCCGAGCATTGCTGAAATACTGGAAGCTGCACAAAAGATGATTGAGGCTGCGAGCGGGACTGGTGCCAAGGATGCTGACGAAGCATGGAACGAAGTGCAAAGGCAAATGCAAGTAGCTTTTGTATATAAAAAGCCGATATTTAGCACTCCGGAGATTGAACAGGCGGCTTTAGCAATGGGTTGGATTGGTTTATGCGAGACACCAACTGACCAGATCGGAGTAGCAAGGGCACAGTTTTTGCGGCTATATGAAGCGACTTGCAGGCGGAAACACGATAAGCGGATTAATGACAATGTTATTGAGTTTGTTGGAGCCGCAAATCTTGTAAAAAGCCTTGCTGAAAAGAAAGGTATTACTGACAAGAAAAAGTTGCTGGGAGGTACGGCCTAATGTGGCAACAATGGCAAGAGGCAATGCTCCTAGAGGCTGACCGTCTGGGCGTGCCACTATGGGCGATAGCTTATGAGTTTAGCAAGTCAGTTGGAGAATGTGAAAACAGGCTGGCGTTGTTGAAATGGAGGGGTGCGGCGTGAAGTGTGATATTTGCGGCAGACCATCGGACAAGGTTGAACGGTTTAGGGATTGTGACTGGTGCCCGGAGTGCAAAAGTGACTATGACCGGGCAAGGAAATTGGTTGCAAGGGACGCTATGATAACCATTATTAAGCGGATGGAGAGGCGACAGTATGTTATGAGTCAAAAGGCCTCAAATGCTTAGATTATCAACCTCAGAAGCCCGAAAGCTCGGCATAGTGGTAAACAAAAAGACCGGCTGCGCCAAAATGAAGCGCAAACGGCCAGAGCCGGTAGTCAAGCAAGAGTCCGGTAAGCTAACAGTCGTTATCTACGACATACCGCCAAGCCTCAACGATTGGAAAGACCTACACTGGGCAGCCAAAGCAAAGGTAAAGAAGCAATGGGAAAACCTGCTGATAGTGCTACTAAGAGGCTGTAAGCAAGTTGAAAGGCCAGTAGTAAGGATTATATACTACCCGGATATAGACAGAAGCCGGGATAAGGATAATTACACGCCAAAGTTTTTGATGGACGGGCTTAAGAAGTCGGGAGTTATCCGGGATGATAGTACAAAAGTGGTTGATCTTGATTGGGATATTGGGCCGGTTGTTGAGTGCGGCAGGACTGAAATTGTGATTCGGGAGGGGTAAGGATATGAGCGGGTATTTTTATAATTGCCGGCGTGAATATATGGATTTAAGTTTTGTAAATGACACTGACGAGAAGCATGATTGGATAGATCGTAACAAATATAGCCACTATGTAATTTTAAACAGACTGATTAATTTCATGAAAGATCGTGGTTTTGATATTCAGCACGATGTATCTGTGGCAAAATGCATTCGAAAAGATCACTGGGTTGGCCGCAAGGGGGAATTAAGATTCGTTTTAAATAGGTATCCGCGAGGATTTAGTTTTGAATTTTACCAGGAGATAGTTACAGAAAACCGACATGGTGGCCGGTATGATTTTGATAAATACCAGAAATGCCCGTACTTAATAAAACTATCTTGGATTAACGAGACAAATAAAATAGCAGCATTCTTAGACTCGCTTGGTATTACTAACAATTCTAAACAACGGTATGTTCGGGCGACAGATAAGATTAAGAGTAATTTCGTTGATAGTTGGCATCACCCTCAAAAGGATGTGAACTTTGATTTACAAGAACTTCACGGTACTACCTGTGAAGGAACCTATAACAACACTGACAGGGACAAAAAAACCATATATAACGGTCAGATTAAATATTATCGGGGCTATAACGGCAGATTGATGCGCGGAACTGTATACCACAATATCAATAACATGTGGTGGGTTATTATTAATAAATTTGAATACCACAATATTGCTGATTTTGAATTGTTTGACCCAACTGAGGAAGATTTAAATATTAGGCGTAAAGTCAAGGATAGAAAGCCAAAATCGTACATTGATAAAATTGATAGTTTAAGCAAAATGAGCAACAAAGACCTTATGAGAGAGTTAAAAAACAGAGGGCTAAAGGTGGCGGTGTAACCATGGAATACGGTAATGTACCATTGCAATACTTAAAAGCTGATTGCCTAGAACCGGAAGCGGAGTATGCAAAGCAAAGCCTAGATTATACCACTCGTACGGCAACGCCTGCGGATATAGCAAAGATTGAGGCCGCGATTGCGGGAAAGATGCCAAACCTTACTTACAGTATCAGCGCGGAGATTGGTTGCAAGGCGGCGCCCGAGAAGATTGATTTGCCTTTCGAGGAAATGGGCAGAAAGAAGAAGGGCGAGGAAGTGCAGTATAGGCCGAGATTCTATGACCGGGCAGGGTAACTGAGATTAACCGGGGGTGGAGATATGCCAGATTTAGATATTATTCCGTTAGATGAACGCTGTGATTTTTGTCGCAGGAAACCGGCTACAAAGCTTTGTGATTATCCGGTTGGTGAGCGGGCTTCTCCACACATGGTAATAAAGTACGGCAAGCGAATTACCTGTGATGCAAAAATGTGTGATGATTGCGCAACTAGCTTAGGTTATGAAATGGATTTTTGCCCTAAATGTATGGAAGAATTAAAGAATTTGAAGTGAGGTACTGATAATGGGCAAGGCAACTCCTAAAATGATTGAATATGCCCAGGGATTAATTGGACAGTTGGGTTATGATCTGGATGATTACGACTTTAACAATATGACCTTTGAACAGGTGAGGGAACTCATTGACGAGTTGAAGGATGAACGGGGGTATTAGCGGTGATTAATGATATTTTTAAGGCCATCGAATTAGGCGAGCTCGGCGTAGAAATAAAAGTATCGTCTGATAGCTATAACCGATTAACCAAGTACGACATTGAGTTATTTAGCCGTAAATTTGTGGAATGGGCCAAGATCGGCCAGCAGATGCAGTGGGTAGATGGAGTGCCGCCAGTGTTCAGGCCGGATGAAAGAAAGTGGATTATATTTGAGCGCCTAACGCCTTTTACTCGGGCGACAGTATACGATACTGCGGTATGGCTTGGCGGATTTTATAGCTAGGAAAAAGTTAAATTGGCGCGGAGATGGGCGTTATTGCCACTACCGCCGCTGCCGGAGACGGGGGAGTAATGGGTAGACAAGCACGGTTTGTTTACATTAGGTGCGATAAATGCCATGAATTATGTCGGTTTAGTGAAAAACACAATTGTAAGGGAGAGATAAATATGGAAAATAAGAGAGACGGAATAAAGGAAATCAATAAAATTTGCAAGGCTGTTTTAAATTTAACGGATGCGGATTTTGAAGAAGTAAGAAAAATGGCGGAAGGCCAAAGCAATTACATAAATCCTTTAAAGCCTGCGACATCCCATAATCAACAGCAATTAGGCGATCACAATACCCGAGTGCTAAACGCACTGCAAGCCCTTCGAGAAATAATTAAATCCGGTGCGGAGATTTAGGAGGCCGACAATGGACGCTAAAATAGTAGTTTCAGCTTCAGGCCACGGAAGGCCGAGTGGCTTATTGGGCGTTTTAGAACTTATGAATGCAATAGTTGTTGATTCTCCGTACATACAAATGCCGCCAATAGCTGCACCAAAAGGTAAGCCACAAAGACAATTTGCAATACTATGCTGCAAGAATTGTCAAAGTACAGGTACACTCCAAAAGGTTGACGGTGAGTATTATTGCCGGAAATGTGTGCGGGTGGTGAAACATAGTGACTAAACTAACGCCGGAGCAGGCGATAGAGATATTAAAGCCTTGCCCATTTTGTGGGGGCAATGAAGTTGATTTTAGTGACTGCAAAAGATTAGAAGCCTGTGAAAATTTTGAGTGCTGTGATGATGAAGAATATGTTTCGGTGGTTTGTAACTTTAACAAGGGTGGTTGCGGTGCGTCAAGCGGGTATCACGACACAAAAGAAAAAGCTAGTGCTGCTTGGAATAGAAGGGGTGAGCGCGGGTGAGTGAGTGCCAATATTGTGGCGAAAAACTTAACGGTGTAGAGCATGACCCATATACCTGTATATCTAATTTGCAGGTAGAAGTTAAAAAACTCAGCCAAGCAAAGTGCAAATGTCTTGGTGGCCAAAATTGCGCGGTAGTTTTGAAACACCAGTCGGAAAACGCGTTTTTGCTTGCTGAAAATACAATTCAGTGGCGAAAGTTAAAGGAAATAAAGAGTATAGCCTTGCCACTATACCAAGAAATGCGAAGGGAACCATACAAGAATTTATCATCATATGAGCGCAGGGCGTATGCGATTATACAGGCTATTGTCGGGGATAGGGAATCATGAGGCGAGGCTATCAATGCAAGATTAAGCCAAGCAAGACGGATTTAAAACGCATGAAGCGGTGGGAAAGAAAACAAGAAACAAAAGCTCAATTCGTGGGACAAACTTGTTGTGACAAAGCAATGATAACAACTTACGGCAGTGCGGTAGTTGTGGCGTGCCCCGATCATAAGGCGCAGGTTATTAGGGAGTAGGAGGTGTGTGTATGAAGTGTTTATTTGAAAAACGGTATACACCGTATGAAGCTAGAATGTTAGCGCCTGCTGTTGGCATGGTTATTGTACTACTTGCAGTGGCTGTGTTTTTGATAACTGGATGCGCGCCCGAGCAGCCAAACCAAACAGAGACAATAAAGCCTCGAGTAGATAGGAGAGACTGGATAAAATTAAACGAACTACGCGATAGTGAGGGTAATACGGTTTGTGCGTATAAAATAGACGGTGATCTTGAGTGGTGGGATATAATTATTGTTTACGACAAAAACGGAATTATAAAGCAAGTAATGTCTAAACAGTTCAGAAATTAGCATAGAAAAAGGGCGGCTATATGTCGCCCTATCAGCACGTATAAATATAATTGTGGGGTGGGGTACAAATGACAATGAATAGAAGCTGCGGTAACTGTATCTATTGGAGCGCAAACCATGCAGAGCATAAACGGTGCAAGACTTGTACTGATGGACGTAACAACTTTGTACCAAGAGACATGGCTTGTCCGGTGCCAAGCTGCCAGGCAGTTATGATATATTATAAAAAAGATGCATACCTGTGCTGCCCGGATTGCGGAACTGAGATATGGCCGTTTAATTCAGAGGTTAGTGACAAGGCTACAATCCGGCAGGAGTTTGAAAAGCGGCTACAGTGTGACAGGTCGTCAGATACCACGCATGGGACACTGGTGACAGTGCATAGCAAGTTAAATGGCGGCAGCAAGAGCAAAGGGAGCAAGAAGCCGCAGAAAAAGAAGTCAACCACGCAAACATACAATGAGTTAGCTGCTTCAAAGAATCAAATAAAATACAGAGAAACAGGCACAACCCCTTGAAATAAACTTGACAAAGTGGTATATTGAGGAAAGAGACGGGACCCTAAGAAGTTTACATAATACAGGCCAGCCTAAAAAGGTTTGGCCTTATTTTTATTTGTGGTTGCCGCTCGCTTAATTTCTGGTCGAAAGGCCAGGCAATACTTGCTGCGCCGCCAGTTCCAAGCCTGGCGGTATATGGGTAAGAGCCGAATACTGGTTAAGTCGGCGCGGACTGTAAATCCGTAGTGTGCTAGACACGGTGCTGGTTCAATTCCAGCCTTACCCACCATATTGAAGTTATGACCATTTCGTGGATATGCGCGATATGGTATTTTTATATGCTTACCTGGGCCGCTGACTGGTTCCTCCTTCCGGTCGGCGGTTAAATTTAATGCAGGGGAAATTACAATATATATCGAAGTTGTTAGTAAATGACAAAAAGGAGTGATTAACATGAAATTGGACGCCAAACACCAAGTGTTAATGGCTGTTTATACGGAGTATCAAAAGGATAATCCTGATATGCCAAAAGCATTATTGAAGCCTAAGGAAAATCTTGGGATAGAAAGCGACGCTTTTATTACTGCTCTTAAGAAGTTGTATAGTGAAGGTTATATAACTAACCCAGGAATAAGTGGAAGCGGATCTGATACTTGTGTCAGTGTTGCAATTATGGGAAAAATGATGGTTACTAGAGAAGGGTTAGAATACGTAGAGTCTATGCTTAATATAGATAAAACGTTAAGCGAAAAAGAAAAAGTTAATATAATACACAAAACTTTTACTGAACAGGGATTAGATATACTTACTGATTTTGCAGCCAAAGTAACTGCGGAAATAATAAAGTCAAAAATATAGAAATATAACTGCGTCCTTCGGGGCGCTTTTGTTTTGAAAATTAAACGGAATTTATTCCAAAAAATATTCCGCATTTTAAGCAAAAATTATTCCAAGAGCCGCAAGGCTCTTTTTTCATGCCCAAAAACAGGAGGCGATACCGTGAAGAATGGATGCAACTACTATCATGCGAAAGACCCGCAAGACAAACAAAACTGTCCGAATTGCATACATTGGAGCGGTACTCGCTGTAGTGTTGAGTATATGTTTAACGGCAAGACTGATTTGGTGCATGAGCCTGTACGTGTAGGGTGGAAGGGTAATGCGGTTGGGGTGCTTAGATGATGGGGAAGCCGATACCGAAGAATAAGCGGGTAGTCGATAAAGCCGGTATGAAGAAAGTAAAAACCATTGACCACTGCGAGAAATGCGGCAGGTGGACAGACGGCTTTTTTAATTTGGAAGTGGCTCACGTTATTGGCAAGGGTGCTGGTGGGCCGGATATAAAAGAGAACTGTATAAAGTTGTGCGGCCCAGCCAGTATGCAGGCCGGCTGCCACGGTGCCAACCACGCTGGTGAGATAAGCAAGGATGAATTGTTTGCTAAAATTGCTGAGCGGGAAGGTAAGCCGGTGGAAGAGATTAAGGAAATAGCTCATAGGGCTTGGAGGTTTGGAGAATATGCAACAGATTAAATACATAAGCAATGCATGTTGTGACAAGGCAAGACTAGCCGTAATAAAAGGCGGCACAGTTATTACTGCATGTCCCGATCATCCTCCAATGATTGTGTCGAGAGGTAAAGATAATGCTAAGTGACAAAGAGCGGCAGGAACGTGACCCGGCAGCACTACAGCGCGCATTATTGGAGATTGAGCAAGAGATTGCGGAGAAGTCTCCTAGATTAGTCCAGGCTAAGATGGAGGCAACAAAAGTTGATTTTGAAATAAAGCTGCTGAAAGAACGCAGAAGTGCGTTGCAGTCTGTTTTGAAATCAGTTAGTCAGTTTTAGAACTTACCAAGAAAGAAGGTGGTAACGTGGCTAAAGTAACAGCCGAAATAGTCGCGCAAATCATGGGGTTGGCGGCAATGAACTCCAACAGACAAATTTCCGAAATACTTTCCAAACAGGGTATAAACTTAACACATGTTACCATTGGAAAGATTATTAAGGAAAACCGGCAAGAACGAACCGAGGCAACAAAAGAAACAATCAATGAGCATATCAAGCAGACTGTCACAACTGACCTGGATATTTTACAGAATACCCGAGATAAGTTATATAACTGGTTTAAGGACGATAACCTGCGAATCAGTGAGCGGCTAATGTGTTTAGATCGGCTTACTAAGGTTATTGATACGAGGTTGAAGTATTCTGGCGCCAGTGAACCCGATAAGCCGGATGATAAATTTGACCAAATGACCGACGAGGAATTAGAGAAATGGATAAGCGCAAACAGTTAGCCCGGGCGATTGCTGAACGCGAGAGGCGCAACCAAATGCGCGAATGGTCATCGGTTCCTTGGCGTTGGATACAAGACTGCTGTTTGACCATGGATGAAGCTGACAACGGGATGGTTAAACATTATCCCGATAAAGAGTATTTGCAACTTGTTTGTGAGGTGTGGCAGCGCGAAAACTTATTGGCAATACCAAAGACGCGCCGTATGCTGCTTACGTGGATTATGTTGGGACTGCATCTGCATGCTGGTATATTTCGACCTAATTCAGCCATATTTGTTCAGTCTAAAAAAGCAGATGATAGTGACTTTCTTATCCAAGATAAACGAATGATGTTTATTTATAATCACCTGCCGACTGAATATAATTGGCCTGAATGCGTTTCTAAACAATACAGACTTAACTTTGACAACGGTAGTTATGTTATGGCAATAGGACAAGGGGCAGACCAGTTGAGACAGTACACCGCCTCATACGCCATGCTTGACGAATTTGCGTTCTGGGAAAGCGCAGAGGGTACATGGGGAGCGTTAAAACCTATTATTCAGGGTGGCGGCAAAGTAACACTGATAAGCAGTGCTGGCCCCGGATTCTTTCAGCGCATTTGTGAGGGTGATATATAATGCAAGGCATAACTGAATATAAAACCCCGCAAGGTGTGCATGTCCTCCGCATTCACTATACTGCCGATCCTGATAAGCAATCACCAGAGTGGGTTGCCGAACAGAAAAAAGGTTTAACGCAGGCACAATGGGAGCGTGAATATGAAATAAACTTTCATGTATATCCTGGCAAGCCATGGTACGAAGAATTTCGCATGGACTTCCACGTGGCAAGAGAACCAATTCAACCAATACCAGGCAGGCCAATATTCAGAGGTTGGGACTATGGGCAGACATTTAACCCCGCTGTCGTGTTCTGCCAGACTACGGTATTTGGTCAGTTATTGCTTTTATATCCTGAGATTAACGGGTTAAATAGCGGTCTGCATCCATTTGCGCGAACTGTTAAATCAGAGTCGGGAACATATTTCCCTGAGAATCCTTTTATTGATTACGGTGATCCGGCAGGGAACAATCGAAGCCCTAACGACGAAAGAAGCGCAACAGATATATTGCGTACCGATTATGGGATTACTGTGTTGCCCGGGCCGGTTGCGTTTGGAACACGATCTGAGGCTATTCGTAAGCTGCTGACCACGACCACGCCGCAAGGACAAGCGATGTTATTAATTGACCCGCGTTGTACATTTATGATTGGCGCATTTACTGGCGGCTATCATCGTAAGCAGCTTGCGTCTGGTCAGTTGTTAGAAGAACCAGATAAAAACGAATACAGTCATCCTATGGACTCTCTCGGTTATGTAGCCGCGAGCGTTTTTAAATCCGCAGGAAAAGGAACTAGTACTGAAGTCATAACCAACCACAACCCATTCAAACGAGGGAGGCGATAATATGGAAACGCTGATGAACATGAAATTATGGATATTAATAACAGCCTTTGGGATTGGCTTTACCATTGGATATATTCGTTGTTATTTTGTGCTTCGAAAGATTATTTCCAGAATGGGCAAAGCAGAACTTTGGGAATGGATACAAAACGAGTGTAATAGGAGGCGATAACATGTACAGGTTAGGTGACATCGCCAGGATTAGCAAGGTTACAAGCCTTGAACTATACCTTATGTGGCGCAGAAGTGACAGAAAAGGATTGGAGGCGATAACATGTGTCTATCACAACCAAAAGTAAACACAGCCACAACTACAGTGACAAAAGCTGACACTACGTCTAATGAAGACGCCGTTGCTAATCAATTAGAGCAGGAAAAGAAACGCAGGGGATTCCAGTCCACTATAGCCAGTAAGAATGTTTCGTCTGTAGCGCCAACAGCTAAAGTGACATTGGGGAGTTAAGCCTATGGATGCAAAAAAAGCAATCAAATATTATGACCGCAAATTCGAAAAGGCCAAGGAAGTGCGGCAGTCTTACGAATCCACTTGGGAAGATATTATGACGTATATCGCCCCGGATTTAAAAGGCTACTTGCACACCAACAATAAAGACCGTGGCGAACGCGAGGACAGTCTTATATATGACAACACGCCAACAAAGTCGTGGCTTGATTGTTCCAGTGGAATGTTTGCGAGTATCGCGTCACCGTCCCGGCCTTGGATGCAGCGCACTATGGCAGATGATAGTTACAACGACATTCCGGGGCTGAGGTCATGGCTTGACACTGTGACAAAAAAAGACTACAGCATATTGCACCGCAGTAACTTTTATAAGTGCAATTACACAGTGTTTGCTCATTTGTCTGCTATTGGTACGGCGCTTATTATCTGTGAGCCGGACTATGACAAAATAACTCACTGGACGGTTCCCAATATCGGCGAGTATTATCTCTTAGTTAATGGTAAGGGGATTGTGGACACCGTATTCCGCGAAATTGAATACACGGCCGAGCAGTTGAAGGGGTTATTTGGAGAAAAGGCCTTGCCAAAAGATATTGTCAACTCGATAACAGAAGCCAACCCGACAGGCGGCAAGTACACAGTGAGACACGTGATCGAGCCGGACAGTCAAGGTGTTGTACCATTCCGTAAGCCGTGGGCGTCTGTATACTATTTGCCAGACAAAAAATATGATGATATGCAAATAATTGATGTCAAGGGCTACAAATGGCAACCGTTCGCTGCTCCGCGTTGGTATGCAAACAATAATGAGACATATGGCAAGATGCAACCAGGGCGCGTGTCACTGGGTAACTGTCAGCAGTTGTCTACAATGATCTTCGATTATATGGATGCTGTCGACCAAGAGTTGAATCCTGCTACACAAGGACCGCCTATTACTGGTGCTATTGATAGACGACCAAACAAGCATAACATCATTGAGCCTGGCGCTGGTGGCTTGCAAGACCCGACTATCCGGCGACTGTTTGAAACTAACCCGCAATTACAGATTATGTGGGCTGCCATCCAGGACAAGCGCGAACAGATTAAACAGGACTTTTACCTGGATTTGTTTATGCCTATTACCACTGGTGGCTATGATACCAACATGACGGCAACAGAGGTAACACAGCGGCGTAATGAGCGAATGCTGGCACTTGGGCCGGTGTTGGAAAACGTTAATACTGAGTACCTTAACCCGATTACTGAGATCGAATACAACTACGCCACTGAAGCGCAAGCCTACCCACCTATTGAAAACTATGTGACAGAGGATGCGCTGGAGGCATTGCAGGGCGAAGAAATCAAGACCGAGTATGTCAGTGTACTGGCTCAGGCTCAGAAGATGGTTGACCTTGACCGGATTGACACTACCTTGACCTATGCAGAGAGGTTGGCAGCACTTGATCCAACAGTGGTAATGAAGGTTAATACTATGGAGACCATTGACGAAGTTGCTAAAATGTCTGGTGCGCCTGGTAGAATGCTGCGGTCTGATGATGAAGTTAAGGAGATGCAAGAGCAACAGCGACAAGACGCGGAACAGCAGCAAATGGTTGAGCAGGCGCAGGCAATGGCTAATGTGGCCGGGCAAGCAAGCAAGATGCAAATGGATCAGGATAATGCGCTTACTCGATTCTTGGGGGTGGAATAGATGCTACCAGGTGACAGACGCAGGCAAGAGCAGAAAAAGCAAGATGAAACTGCCAAGCTTGAACGTGACAAGTTTAACGCCATGATTCAAGCGCAAATGAATACCCCACAGGGGCGCAAGTTTGTGTATTGGGTGCTATGGTTGTTGCAATACAATCAGCCAAACCCTCACAACAGCGCACAGGCTTACCGTGTAGCAGCTATGCAGGGTGTTGCTATTGAGATACACCGGCAGATATATGGTATTGTGCCCAACGAGGTAGAAAAGATGATACGGGAAGGGGTTGAGGGTAGTTGAGATACCCGGCTATGTGAGTTAAGTAAGCGGCGAAAGGCCGTTATTTTTATTTTGGGAGTGTTGACTTTGGAGTTTAGAAAAGCTTTGGAATTAATGAAACAAGGCGTAGATGTTAAGCGCCCGCATTGGTCGGGATTTTGGCGACTTGAAGATGGCAAAATTATGATGTACTGCAAAGATGGCCAAGTCCTGGACTTTAGGGAAACTAAAGATACCTTGTTTACGATCTCTAGCATCCTGTCCGACGATTGGGAAGTGGCAGATGCCGTTAACAGTAAGCTTCTCAATGGAGAGATAATCAGTACGTTCACCTTTGGAGAAGCATTGCGGAACATGAAACAAGGTAACAAGGTTGCCCGTAAAGGCTGGAACGGCCATGGTATGTGGGCCGTTATGCAAAAGGGTTATCCTGATGGTATCCATATCAATAAGAATACTGCCGAAGCTACTGGAATACCGGAAGGCACCTTAATGAAGTTTCGGCCTTATTTTATGCTGTTTACTGCGCAAGGCGATTTTGCTCATTGGGTGCCGAGCAGCAGCGACATACTTGCCGATGATTGGCAGATTGTAGAGTAACCGGCTATGAGCCGTTATTTTTATGCCTAAATTTAAGGAGGTTCAACCATGACTGACCAAATGACCGCGGCACAGGGTAACACCAACGCCGTCGAGAGCGCATTTGACTTGCAATTATTTGCAGAGGGTGATCCGGCACCAGATCCGGTTACTGATCCAGCGCCAAGTGATCCAAACCCTACACCTGACCCAACAACGGAGCCGGTAAATAATCCTGATCCGACAACGGGTAATCCTGCTGATCCAAAGCCCGACCTGTTGGCCGACTATAAGCCAACTCTACCGGAAGGTTTCACGGCTGATGAAGCCATTATGGGCGAGTTTCTACCGCTTGCCAAGGAACTAGGTATTTCCGGTGAGCAGGCCGATAAGCTGATTGGCGTAGGCGCTCACCTTGCAGAACGGGTTATTGCTGACATTAACCAGCAGTGTGAATCCAAGTATGGTGAAGCAATTAACGCTATTAAGGCCGAGCAGGGATCCGACTTCGAGAAGAATGTCGGGCAGGTAAACGCTCTGTTAACCAAGTACGGCGACAAGAACACGCCAGAAGCTTTTCAAGCTGCTATGACAGCGTTGGCCGGATATGCGCCGGACGCAGTCAAGCCGCTTTATGATGCCCTAATCAAAATAGGGAAGGATGCTGCTGACCCTAGTTTTCATATGGGATCAAGCGCACCGAGTGGGCCTAAATCATTAGGCGATGTTTTATATGGAAAAAGCAAATAGAAAGGATGATGACAAATGGCAACTTTAAATGAAACTATGTGGAGTTGGAAAGACTACGCTTCACAACAAGACCCTGACGGAATGGCGGCTCGCGTAATCGATATTATGAGCGAGGAAAACGCCATCGTCGAAGATATGTATGTTATGCCCGGTAATAAGGATTATGGTCTTTTGACCTCGCAAAACGCTACCGAACCAACCGTATCAATCCGTGGTGTTAACGGTACTGTTACTGGAACTAAGGGCGCATTCAAACAACTGGAAGCCCATTGTGCACTATTTACCGCGCTTGGGCAGATCGACAAAGAACTTTATAACGCTGCTACCGACAAAAACGGCTTTCGTGCAAATGCGAATAAGCCGTTTTTTAACGCCATGCCGAAGCGCATTGCTAATGAACTGTTCTATGGCAGCAAAGCTAACGATGCACAGTCGTTTGATGGCTTGTCCCAGTTCTACAAAAGCACAACTACCGATGAGTTTGGCGAATATGTCGCTTTGGCCGGGGGAACGGGAACAGACAACCGCTCTATTTGGCTGATTGATTGGGGCGAAGATTCTTGTTGCGGCACTTATCCGAAAAACACCGTGGCTGGTTTGCAGCATACTCCATACCCAGAAACTCTTGTGGATATGCCGGATGGTTCAAAATGGCCGGCACTGCAGGACTTGTGGGAATGGCGTGTAGGTGTTGCTGTCCGCGATTACCGCAAGGTATACCGGATTGCTAACATCAGTAAGGCTGCCCTGAAGTCAATTAATACAACTAACGACACAGCACCAAACTTGTTTGATCTTATGATTGATGCCTTGACTTGGGTTAATCCTTCGCCGCGTGCAAGGTTTTACGGTGACCGTAATATTATGTCCGCATTCACTAAGCAGGCTTTCAATAAGTCTAACAACCTTGTGTCGATGGAAGAAATCTACGGCAAGAAGCGTGTGCCGTCCTTTATGGGTGTACCTATTCGCCGTTGTGATGCACTCGACACTGATGAAAGTCTCGTATCCTAATTAACTGAAAAGGGAGGAAAAAACAATGTATGATCTTCAACTTAGTTTTACAAAGCAAACCAATGGAACGCCGAAACAGACTATTACTGATTCGGCGGCTTCCACCAATGTATTAAACTTCGGCACCAAGGGGGCGTTTTATAAACCGGCTTATCTTCACATTCGTGTTGTAGATGCGTTTGAATCCGGTACTTCTGGCGCCACGCTTACCGCTGCATTGCAAAGCGATAGTGCCGAGGCTTTTTCAAGTGCGGCCACGATGGTTACGCCGATCAATGCCGTTGACCATGCCAACCTGACTGCCGGTTACCACAAAGTAATTCCGTTTCCTATCCAGGACACTGAGCAGTATTACAGGCTGTATTTTACCGCATCCGTAGCTATGACAGCCGGTAGTGTCGTTGCCTATATTAACGATTCGCCGGAGCTATAAGATGTATAAATGTATACGTCCGGCTTATATTGACGGCAAACTTTATGCAAAAGGTGCTGTTGTTGAAACGGTACCTAAGGGCTGGGACAAAAATTTCAGCATAACAAACCAAGAGAAGGTAAGTAAAACGAGGAAAAGGGACGGTTAATTCCGTCCCTTCCCATTTTTATTATTGAGGTGATTTCTTTGACTAAGTACGACATTTGTAATATTGCTTTATCAAATTTAGGCATTACCCGGTCTATATCCAACTTCACAGATAACACCATTGAAGCCATGCTATGTGGCCGTTATTATGACTTAGCCAAAGAAATTGCCTTAACAGCTTACGAATGGAAGTTTGCCAACATATACAACTCTGCGGCCTTGACACTAACCGAAGATGCACACGCAGAATATCAGTATGTTTATGAATATCCAGATGATTGTCTAAAGATTACCGCTGTTGGCACTGCAAGAGATTTAGGTGTATTTGAATATCCATTCGAAGTATTTGCTATTTATGATGAAAATTATGACACTGTTAAGCGCATTGGCTGCGATATAGCCGATGCAACGGCGAGCTATTTAGTCGATGTGGACGAAAATGCTATGCCGGCGGCTTTTGTTAAAGCCCTGTCGTGGGGAATTGCAGCAGAAGTTGCATACGGTCTTACGACTTCGCCCCAAATGGCGCAGTACGCTTCACAAATGTACGGCGTGGCGTTAAACCAGGCAATACACCGGAACTTTACCGAAGGGAAACAGACAAAGGAAATGCCTAGATACATCAGGGCGCGCGGAGGATGGTATCATGGCAAAGATTAAGATGCAACCTTCGTTTGCTGCCGGTGAGCTCGCGCCTGCGCTAAGGCGGCGGACAGACCTACAAAAGTATGCAATTGGTGCCGATACAATTAAAAACATGGTTGTCTTACCACAAGGCGGCTTGCAGGCTCGAATAGGTACAAAGTATGTAGCCTCTGTAAAAGCGCCGTTAAACAGCACCAGGCTTGTGTCATTTGCTTACAACACTGCACAGGCATACATACTTGAGTTTGGCGATTACTATGTGCGGTTTTTCATGGACGGTGCGCAAATAGTTGTAAGCGACACGGACTCTACTCCTTATGAGGTTGCAACTCCTTACCCTGTGGCCGATATATGGAAGTTGAAATTTGAGCAGTCTGCAGATACGTTGTATATTATTCATCCAGACTATATTCCGAGGCTGCTTACCCGGACGGATCACAATGCCTGGACGCTAACAGTTGGTGACTTTGAGTTTGGGCCACTTAATAACGAGAACAGCACTACTAAAAGAATCACGTTAAGCAATTCAGATGGTGATACATGGCTGTATGAAGGTGAAACCGTAACTGCCACAGCTTCTACAGGGCTGTTTAAGGAGGAGCATATCGGGTCAATATGGGGCATTCGTTATAGAGCGTTTAACGGTACTGAAACTTATACCATATCTAGCGGTGTTGCATTTACAAGTGATGTCTTTAGGGTATTGGGAGACTGGACGGTAACAATTAGAGCCTATGGCGCTGACATGAATAACTCTAACACCACTATCTATAAGTCGGTTGATGATGGATCTACTTGGTTCAAAATCAAGACTATAGTGGCAAATATCCAGGACGGCAGCACTTATTCTGTGACCGGCTCAGAAGATGACGAATGTTTAATCAAGATTTCCAAGCCGGCTGCTGAAGATAGCGGCTCTATTACAATTGACTTATCAGGACAATATTCCTGGTGTTACTTTAAAATAACCGGTTATACCTCAACTACGGTTGCCACTGCTGTTATGCAAAATAACTTCAACAAAGGCGGTACTCCATTCAAAACATGGGCCGAAGGTGCTTGGTCAAGTTATAGAGGGTGGCAAAACTCAGTAACCTTCTTTCAAAACCGGTTGATGTTTGGCGGTAACGACAACTACCCTAATACCTATTGGGCGAGTTGCGTAGATGATTATTATAATAACGTGGTGAGCATTGACCAGGTAGAGGATGAATCAATACAAGACAGGCTGCCATCCAGGCAGGTAAACGCCATTGAGTGGATGATACCTATGCAGGATTTAATTGTTTTAACACAGGATTCCGAATGGACTATAAGCCCGTCAACAACGACGGGTATTTTTTCGTACAAATCTAAGATAGTGAAACAGAGAGGTTCTAGTGGTTGCAATGGTAGTGTTAAACCGGTGGTTATTACCGACACGGTTATATTCTTACGGCGTAACGCCAATAAGGTCCAGGGATTAACCTACACGGATGCAAATGGCTATTCGTCATCTGAGCTATCAATCATGGCAGACCACTTATTTAGTGGGTATACCATTAAAAAATGGGCTTATCAACAGAATCCTAACTCTATTCTGTGGTGCGTGCGCTCAGATGGGGCGCTATTGTCATTTACCTATATGCCCGAGCAAGATGTATGGGCTTGGTCGCATCACGACACAGACGGCTTGTTTGAGGATGTTGAGGTTATTCCCGGAGATGCGCAGGACGAAGTATATTTCATTGTTAATCGGACAATTAACGGTTCTACTTGCCGGTATATTGAAATGCTGGCAGAGCGGGACGTGACCAGCCGGGAAACATACTGGGGCGTGGACTGCGGAGCAAGCCAAAGCTATGATATGGCCACAACTACGGTAAGCGACCTTGACTTCTTGGAAGGTAAATCAATCAGGGTTTTCGCTGACGGTGTTAATGTTGGCAAAAAAACCGTTTCTAGTGGCGTGATTACTCTCGACAAAGCGGCAAGTTATGTGATGGTCGGACTTGATTATGATTGGCTTGTTAAGACGCTTAGTATTGATTCTGGTATAGACCGTAAGAAGTCGATTAATAGCGTCACTGTATCGGTTGTAGATTCGTATGGCGGCGAAATTATGAGTAACGAAATAGACCTGCCGATTAAACTGCCTTATCCGGGCACCGAATATTATACCGGTGACCTTATTGACGTAATCGCAAGTGCCACATGGGACTATCCCGGTCAGGTTATCATTCAGGGCACCGGTTACGATCCTATGCATATCGTAGCTATTACTCCGAAGGTGAGCTATGGAAGTTAAAACAGCGACACTTGCTGACGTGGATAACTTCGTCATGCGCCAGGATGATAAGGCAGAGATTTCAGAACTGTACGGCTTAGAGCCATACGATGCATTAAGGCGGTCTATTATTGAATCTGAGGACTGTTGGACAGCCGCAAGTGAGGAAAAAGTCCTGTGTATTGCTGGCTGTAGTCGAAGCAGTGACGGTGGTTGTTTATGGGTATTATTCGCCGACATACAACTGTTGCCGCTGTCTTTTTTTAAAGAAAGCCGGAAACATGCTCAATACATGCTGAAAAAGTACGGCAATTTATCAAACTACACGGCGGCAAGTAACGTGTTTGTTATTAAATGGGCGAAGTCATTAGGCTTTACGGTTGATGAACCAATTTCCTACGGCCCAAACGGACGTTTATTTTGCAGATTCCACAAGGAGGGGTAATATGTGCTTGCCAGTAATCAGCGCAGTTGCTGAATTAGGATCGGCAATATCGCAATCACAGGCCAGTAAACAACAGGCTGCCATTGCAAGCCAAAACGCAAAACTAGCAGAAGAACAAGCCAACGAAGTACAGATACAAAAGCAAGCGGAATTAAACCAGATCAACGACGAAAAGCGGCAGACTATGGGAACGCAACGAGCGGCTGCGGCGGCCAACGGTGGCGACACTAGCATGGGAACAGGGCTTGGCATTTTAACCGGCACCGCCTACAAGGCCCAGGAAGATAAAAACGACACGGAATATAACTTTGAACTTCAGTCCAATGCTTACCGGCAACAGGCCAATGATTACCGCAATGCGGCAAGTATATATAAATCCAATGCCAAGAATCAGTTGTATGGTGGCATATTGGGGGCTACGGGAACATATTTCTCAAAACTTAACCCATATAAAAAGGCTAACGGTGCCGCGTCAGCTTCTAAATCATTAAAAATACCCAAGTACGGCTCTGTAGCAAAATCAGTATATGAGTGGTGATGTAAATGGCAACAATACCAAGCTATGAAAGAAAGGTAGGCATTAACGCGCCGCCAACCGTTAGGGTAGACCCTACATCTGTTTCAGCTAATACTTACGGTCAGCAAGTTTTTCAGGGGATGGAAAAGGCCGCTGCAGGGATGCAAGAGTATCAGGATAAGCAGGATACTGCCAATGTAGTTGCTGCAAAAAACGATATACAGAACCGCATGACAGATTTGTTGTATAACAAGGATAGCGGGTTGATGTTTAAAGAGGGCGCACAGGCTAATGGCTTAGGAAACACTTTTAATACTGAATTTGATAAAAGCGCCAATGACATTCGGAAGGGGTTAAAAAACTCGAGACAACAACAGGCGTTTGACCAATATATTGCCAATTATCGCAATGGCCTAAATGTGCACATAAATACGCATGAAGTTAAACAGAGTGATGTTGCCCTTGCGGATTCGTTTAAAAATCTTACCTATACGACATCTAACTCTCTTAGCCAGCCCGGTGTTTATCGTAACCCAGAATTGGTAAATACGATGCTGAACGATTGGGAAAAAGGCGCAAGGGCAACAAACTATAGGAAAGATGACGAAACAATTAGTCGAATAATTGCTACTGGTCGCGGTGAATTATTAAAAAGCTCTCTTGACGTACTGTATAAACAAGACGATGTTAACGGCGCGAGAGACTTTATTAAATTATACGGCAACCAAATGGATGCCAATACTATTGCACCTTATCAGGGGTGGGTTGAAAAGAAAGACAGAAAAATACAATCTGCCAATATCGCTGATTCATTGTTTTCTAAATATGGTGTTGAAAATGAACGGGCAGCAATGCAAGAATTGAAGGCCGCTTACGGTAATAGCCCAATGTTTGACACAATATCAACTAGCTTACAAGCAAAGTACGTTGATGAAAGAAGATATAAAGCTGATGCTGATAAGCAAAAACAAGAAAGTATTATAGCAAGTATTTGGAAAGCCGGTTCATTGCAAGAGGCGCAGGATATTATTGACAACGCCGATATTAAGCCTAGTCAAAAACTTTACTTATTGAATCAGGCAAAAGGCGCAATGAAAGCATTGGCTGTCCCGGCTGATAGCGAATATAAACAGCAGGCCAAACATTGGGCTACTTACCGGCTGAATGGCGGGCTAGAAAGGCATATGCTACAACTCCGGGAATATTATACGAAGATTGGCACCGGTGAAGTAATTACGCCAGAACAGCAAACTAAATACGATTATGCCGCCTCGCAAGTAAATAACTACAAGATTTTTATGAGCAATGGCGGTTTTGATCCTGCCGCCGAAGATGCAAAGGCTGCACAAGCGCAAGAAACTGAACAGGGCATTTGGCAAGCGATCAATGATTTAGCTAGTAAAGGGCTGAAGAAGCAACAAATCATCGACAAGATTAACGTAATTGCTCCTAAGTATGGTTATAAAGCTTCGTATTTTATTGATAATGCTGAATGGGATAAGCAAGGGAATCAAAAGGGTGGTGTTCAATAGTGGGCGCATATGAAGATATGATGTCGGGAACAGCCGAAATTCCTAACCAGCCAGTAGATAAGGGGTGGTTAGGCAATGCATTTGATGATGTTGAAACTGTTCTGTCGAACTACGCCATTGGCGCATATCAAGGAGGCCGCGAGGTAGTCACGGAGGGCAATAGGTTAGCGGAGAGTAACCCCCTTGCCTTAACTGGCACGCCTATGCAGGATGGAATAACAAATGCGCCAGCACCGCAACAGACTGAAGAACAGCAACAAGCCGGGGCATTATACAAAGAAGCTACCGGGAACTTTGGCGAAGAAACTATCAAGGCACCTTTAGGTGTTGCGGGTTTAGTTAATCCAGTAGCCGGCGCTGCTTATCTGCCATTTCTGGCGCATGATGTAGGCAAATCATATGAAAAAGGCGGCGTGGGCCAAGCGGCACGAGACTTAACTTATGGGCAGGCAGTGGACTTTGCTAGTCAACCTAATTTAGCCCAACAATTTAAGCAAAAACCTGTATCTACTGCCGCGAATGCTGCAATGTCTGTCTTGCCTATGGCACTATTAGGACGCGGCCTATACGACAGCGTTGCGCGAATACCGAAAGTAAACGAAAAAGGGATACCTATTAACGAAGATATTCAAAGGCAAATTGCTGATGATTTTAATAGCGTTCAAGAGCCGATACTTGCGCCTACTACTGCTGGCGCAGACATTATAACAATCGGTGAAAAACAACTTGGCAAACCGTATGAATTAGGCGCAAATGGGTTTGATGCTACCGATTGCGGCAAATTCACTCAGGACGTATTCGCAGAGAAAGGCATCACTCTTGAAAAGCGCACGGCAGACGGGCAATACGGTCAGTTGGAGCAAGAGGGGAAAACCTTTGAAGATGCCGCGCAACTGCAAGAAGGGGATTTGGTGTTTTGGGATGTTCCAAGTAACAGAGAGCGGTGGAAACCTTCAGACGATCCTAATGCTGTTAATATGGATGGCGAGGCATACAAAGGAATCACTCACGTTGGCATATACGCCGGTGAAGGCAAGGTATTACAGGCGGGTAGCCGCGGTGTAAGCTATATGGATTTAGACACTTATCCGGTAGTTGGCTATGGCAGGGCTGTTGACAGTAATACAACAGGGCGCGTTTATGCTTCTAGAGATAAGGCCGAGCGGTATAATGAGCGCAATATCGATGATGATATTAGGATTAACGAAGACTTATTTAAAAGTAAAGACTTTTGGGAAATGACCAAAGAAGAGTACGAAAAAGTACAAGGAGATAGAAATTCGTTATTTGATGAAACCCAAGTCGCCGAAAATATACAACGCGGGACTGAAGCTATTGATCGTGTTATTAATAACCAAATTGATGTAAATGACGCTATGCACCGTCCAGATTTGGGCAGTATATCTTTTTACTGGGGTAATAAGAAAGAGGGCATTAAACACATCATTGATAGACGTACTGCGCAGGGATATGACGGCAATGCGATTGCCAGAAAAATGGTTGATGTTATTGCCAATGGCGAAGCTGGCGAAGTATATGGACCAGAAGGCGGTCACAGAGTCAACTTATCTTATGACGGACACACCGCTGTTTTATCATTATTTAAACACGGCGATAAACAAACATGGCTGCTAACTGGTTGGGAAAATTACAAAGAGGCTCCCGGTGCAACCAATGGGGGTAACGGCCCATTTGGTGCTACGCGTTTCGAGCCTATGCGTACTCGTCTCGAAACGGTTGCGGAAACCTCTTCTAAGATCAATATAAATCAAAAAAATAGCAAAGTCAATGGAAAGCAATCACACAAGCAAATTATTGAGCAAGCGCTTAAAACTGGCAGGAAAGTATCTAAAGATGTATTAAAAGATTATCCTGATTTGGTTGAAAAATACCCAGGAATTGAATATTCCCTTACTAAAGGTGCAGTCTCTGAATCTATGCGCAGTGACATGCTTAACAGGGCACATGAAGCCGCCATGAATAACGACTTTGAAACGGCCTATACCCTTGCGAAACAATCCGGCGATCCTGCTTGGGAAAATGCATATAAACTACTGAAAGACACCGACGGCGGCGAAGTACCACCAGCGCCTAGGTTAGGCGGCGACGTAAAAGGCAAATATGACGGCAAAAACATTACCATGAAAGAGTTGCTAAACCGGGTCAATGATATATTTGCTCCTATTCGCACCGGTCGTATTGGTCATAAAGGTGTTGAAGGCTTTGTTAACCACGGAACCGGAATAATCCGTACTAAGGACTACGGTGATTTAAACGTCGCGGCGCACGAAGTCGGTCATTTAGTCGATGCAGCACTGGGGTTGAGAAAAGAACCTGCTTTTGATGCCGAATTTAAGAAAATTGTACATGAGCGATTTGGTGAAGGAGCATACGCGCCCGAGCAAGTCAGGGCAGAAGGGATTGCCGAGTTCACCAAAGACTATATAAATAATCCTGAAAAAGCAAAACAAAATTTCCCTAACTACTTCGCGGCATTTGAAGAAGCTTTGTCTAAAAATGCAGACGTTCGTGCAAGAGTTAATGAGTTTAAAGACATGGTGCAGGCTTGGAACAACCAATCGCCGGAGGCCAGGGGGCGTGGCGCAGTATCATTTGCCGGAGATAACAAGTTTGAAACATTGAAGGATAATGCTAAATCTATGGCATACAAGGCCTATGAAGCGTTTTTCGATGACAAAGTGGAGTTAGCCCGGTTCACATCTGAGATCGAAAAGCAACTAGGCCGCAAACTTGAATTTGAGCAAAACCCATACAAGAAAGCGCGAATGGTGCAAAATTCTTCACTGGCAAGGGCTGAAATGCTTGTGTCAGATAGCAATCCTGAGTTGGTACAAGCAACCTTGAATAAGTTGTACAACGGCAAATTGGAACATGCCGTCACTATTAGGGAAATAGTTGAGGGGCTTAACCGCAAAACACTGAATGAAAAATATCCTGAGTACCTTAAAAACGGCAACTTTAAGACATGGCAACAGGCTTTTAGTACATTACTCACAGCTAAGCGGCAAATTGAAATACAAAAGCTTGAACCAGGATATAAAGGCCCAATGTCAAAACTGGATGCTGAAGCCATAGCAAAAAATTCCCCAAAAGAACTGCAGGAATTGACAGAGAAATTTTATCAATACAACGACAATTTGCTGGCCATTGCCGAAGATAGCGGAATTATTAGCAAAGAAACTCTTACTGTCCTGCGTGACAAGTATAAAAACTATGCTCCGATGATGCGCGACTTCGCCGACGAAGGTGCTATGACTGATGCCTTTAGTACTGGTAAAAAGATTGGTAATGTTGGCAATCCGCTCAAAAAATTAACCGAGGAAGGTTCAACAAGAACGGTTATTGATCCGCTTGAAAACACAATTAAAAACACCTATACCGTATTGAGTGCTGCCGAACGCAATAAGGTTGCGCAAACTTTTATTCAACTGAATAAGGAAAGCGGTCTAGGTAAGTTTATTGAAAAAGTGGCCGGCACTACAAGTGATGCCAATAAAAGCATATTTACTGTCATGGTAGACGGCGAAAAACAAGCATTTCAAACTACACCGGAATTTTACCGGGCCATAATGTCGATGAATCAACAATCAAGCAATATGCTTATTAGTATGCTCAAGCCGTTTGCGCAAGCGTTAAGGGTTGGAGCAACCATATCACCTGATTTTGTAGTGAGAAACCTTATCCGCGACACTCTGACAGCCGGCTTATATTCGGAAACGGGGTTTAAACCGGTATTAGACACTATAAAAGGAGCTAAATCATTAGCGACTAACAAGGAATTGGCTTATGAGTTCAAGGCGTCCGGCGCTCCGTTATCGGCTTTTGTTGGCCTTGATCGGTCAAGTGTTGGCAGTATGCTCGATAAAATGGGTGGCGGCAGTGAGTGGCGCAAATATAACCCGTTAACCTACATTGAAGCCGCATATCAAGGTGCTAGGAAAGTATCAGAAGCGGCAGAATCAGGCACTAGGGTGCGGGAATTTGAACGAGCCAGACAACAGGGAGTAAGTATTGAAGAAGCGGGGTTATTAGCCAAGGATGTTACTCTTGACTTTAGCCGATCCGGTACTATTGGTAGACAGATTAACCAAATAGTGCCGTTTTTTAATGCCGTTTTGCAGGGTGGAGATAGGTTTTTCCGGTCATTCAAGGATAACCCAGCAAGAACAACGGCTTTTGCGCTTACCTATATTACCCTTCCTAGCGTAGTAACTTGGCTTATGAACCATGACCAAGAGTGGTATAAAGAGCTGCCGGATGACGTGAAAAATTCAAGTTGGTTACTTGAACACAACGGAACTATCATTCGTATACCCAAACCGTTTGAGCCTGGCATTGTTTGGGGTTCATCAATTGAACGGGCATTAGACCAAATGTTTAACGAGGATAAAGATGCCGTTACGCAATGGGCTAAGTACGCTCTTGACGGCTTTGCCCCAAGTATTATGCCGACTTTAGCAGGGCCGCTAATTGAATGGATAACAAATTACAATTTCTTTACCGGCAAGCCTGTCGTTGGCAGAAAAGAGCAAGGCTTACCTGACGAACTTCAATATAATGCATATACTTCCGAGATGGCAAAGTCGTTAGGTAGCGCAACCGGTACTTCCCCAATGAAGATAGACAATACCATTAATGGGTATACTGCCAGCGCCGGTAAGTTCTTAGTGGGACTTACGGACAATTTAATAGGCAACCCCAAAGAATTGCCTGCTAAGACAATGTCGGAGTTGCCCGGTATTCGTGGATTAACTTATACGCCGCTTAAAAATCCGCAATCGGTCGAAGAATTCTATAATAAACTTGAAGAAGTCGAAAAGACTTACAACGCATCTGGTAAGAAAGGCAATCCTCCTGCAGAAGTCAAGAAAATGCGGCAGAATGCAGAAAGAATCAAGGACCTTAACAAAGAAAATCGCAACATTACTAATGACGATAAACTGACCCCCGAGCAGAAGCGGCAAAAGATTGACACCAATGCAGCAAAAGTATTGCAGATTGCCAGAAAAGCAATAGGGAAAAATTAGTCAATCATTATACCATGTGACCCCTTGGGGCGTAATCCTAAACACATCAAAACTATCATTATTACAACAAAGAAAGCTATCATCATAAATGTTTCAGTTGAACTTTGCGCCCCACTGCGGTTACAACGTAGTTGCCTGGCTAAATCGGAAAACCCGTTAATAAATGCGCCAATTATGCCAAAGGCCATTATTATTCCAAGGGGTATGCTGATTATGTAATAAATTTTCTCAAACATAGTATCCCTCCACAATTAATTATATCACCAACAAAGACGCCTAGCGCGTCTATTTTTACGCAAAGGAGGTGTTCAACATAATAACACCAGCCAATAAAGACCTTCCGGTAATAATTAAGGGCACGGTTTACGATCCAGTGCTAACCATTACTGTCAACGGCGTGGCAAAGGATTTGGCAGCCTGCACCGCTACGCTGAATATCACCAAAAGTGCGACCGACACTGACAGCCTGTTAGCACTCACTGAAACAAGCGGCCTAACACTAGGAACTGATGGAACTATTGAAATTGAAATGCAGGAAACGACTACATCAAGTCTACCCGTTGGGATGGCTCATTATGCGCTTGATGTGGTCGAATCAGGCGACACTTTCCGATACATGGAAGGGAATATACCTATAAGGAGTTGATAACATGGCTAAAGATGTGATTGTGGTCGAATTAAGCACGGCTGATAAGCGGATAGCAAGAACAGTAACTGCCAACACAACAGCAGCGGCAGAGAGTGCCACGGCTGCGGCAACCAGTGCGGCTAATGCGGCGACAAGCGAGACTAATGCGGCAACCAGCGCAACAAGTGCAGCTACCTCAGCGAGCTCGGCATCTACTTCGTTGGCTACTATGGAAACAACATTATCTACTGCGATAACAACAGCAACCAATACAGCAACAACGGCAGCGACAGCAGCAGCGCAAAGCGCAACTGAGGCGGCACAAAGCGCGGCGCTGGCACTAGGCGCAGAGGCCGAGGCGTGGAGTGCAACAACTACCTATAATTACCCGGATGTAGTTGCCTATACAGACGGTTATGCCTACCGGTGCATAGGAACTGCGGTGCTTGGAGACATACCGCCAGATAGTGCTAACTGGGTAAGGGCCGCATGGGTAGCAAATGATTTTTTTGACATTGACGAAGATGGCGACTTAATGCCGGCGTTAAGCCCGACATACTCAGCAGATTTTGAACTTGACGAAGATGGCGACATTATGCCAAAAGAATAGGAGGTAACTCATGGCTGAAAGAAAATATGTCCCTAGAAGTAACGCGGATGGCGGCGTGGGGAAAGCAAGTAAGCATTTTGCCGATGGGTACATAGATGATTTATATGTCGAAAATTTAACGGCTACCGGCGATGTTAATGCGGTTGGCGTAACCGCGACTGCTTACACCGGCGTAACCGGATCAATGGTTGCAAATACTCCTACTGGCAATATAACATCAACTACAGTTCAAGATGCAATAAATGAATTAGACATAGAAAAAATTGCAAAACCATCTAGTCCATCTGTAGGTATGACTTTGATTTTTAATGGAACCGACTGGGTAACATGGAATCAGATGGTTGGTCGCAATAAATTAATTAACGGGAACTTTGCCGTAAATCAGGAGGGTGTTTCAGGAACAGTAACGCTTACTGCAGGAACTTACGGCCACGACGGCTGGAAAGCAGGTTCTAGTGGTTGTACTTATACCTTTGCCACCGCAGAAAATGTAACAACCATAACAATTACAGCAGGCACTTTACTGCAAGTTGTCGAGGGCATAAACCTACAAAGCGGTACACACGTATTGTCCTGGACTGGTACAGCAACGGGGCGTATAAATAGCGGTAGTTATAGCGCAAGCGGTGTAACTGGAACGGCAACAGGTGGTACAAATTTGACTGTTGAATTCGGTACAGGAACATTAAGTAAGGTGCAATTTGAAAAAGGTTCTATAGCCACCGTGTTTGAGGAAAGACCGTATGGATTAGAGTTAAATCTATGCAAGCGGTATCTCGAAATAATTAGTATATCGCAGCGAGGATATTCTGTTGGTGGAAATTATATTTATGGTATACCTATAAATTGGACGGTTCAAAAAAGAACCACTCCAACTGTTACCAATACTGGATATACAGATAGAACCAATATATCAACGGTTTCGATATCGCTGCAAACAGTTTATGGTGCTAGATACACGGTAACTGTTGCTGCTACTGGTACATATTCGTCAACGGAAGAAATCATTAAAGCGGACGCAAGACTGTAAGGAGGGAATATATGTATAAACTGACAAAATCAACGGCGATTATAAGACTAGCTGACAATGCTAATATTGCTGCCAAGGAAGATAATCGCGACTATCAAGAATATCTCGCTTGGGTAGCCGCAGGAAATACACCAGAAGCAGCACAGACCGAAGCAGAGATATTGACCGAAAAGACTACTGCTTTAGATATCGAATATCAAACAACAATCGACCAATTAGCGCAAGACTACTCCGCTGCGCTCATGGCAGACAAACTTTTCGGAACATCTACAGCAGACGAAGTTTACACTGAGTACGAAGCCGCAGTCTCAGCTTATAAAACAGCATTGGAGGCGATTGAATAATGGCAACTAGTAGATGTTTTATATGCCGGTCAAAGAACGACACGGAAACAGGGTATTGCACTAACTCTAAGTGCCCAAGGTACAAGGCAACAGAAACGACAACGGAAACCACGACAACCGAGACTACTGAAACAACAACTACCGCATAAGGCGGTTATTTTTATGTCTTAATTTGGAGGTGTAGGGTGGGGGAATTTTTAGCTAATATAGTGGCGTGTATAACAATCATTGCATTTGCTGCCGGAGTTATCGCCGGCATAACAAAATATGTAGTTGTTAATCCATTGCAGACGGCGATCAGTACGCTAAACAAGACGGTAGAGGAACTAAAAAACATGCTTGACCGTATGGAACAAGATCAGCGCGATATTGACAAGCGGTTAGTAGCCGTCGAGGAATCAAGTAAATCTGCTCACAAACGAATTGACGGATTGGAGGTTAGGGCATGACGAAGGTGGTAGCTGAACATGTTGAGCATATGACATTCTCCGAGGAAAAAGTCATTGCTGCACATGATGACCGTAGCGAAAATGTTTCTTTGTTTCATAAGTCAAAAAAACAACTGGAAGAGGATGGACATATAACTTGCTTTATTTGCGGAACATCAGAAGATATTGAAACACATCATTACGGCTGTGAAAAGGCAGATGAAAATAACTGTGATTTTGAAGAGTTAAAGGCATATTTACTATGCAATGATGTTTACGGATACAGCCATAAAATGATTGATATTCCATTGACTTCTGTTGATGATATTCGCAATCAAATGCAGCTTTGTACAGTTCACCATAGGGGCAAATGTACCGGCGCTCATTGCACGACTCACGGCACTTGGATAATGCAAAAAATCGGCAAGGCTAATCCGGTAAAGCAACCGGGCGAAACCATAGAACAAGTACAAGAAAGGGTGGTGTAAGTGGAAGGATTTAAACACGTAACGCTAGTCGAACTGAAAGAACTTGCACTAGCAGCAAAGGCCGATCTGCAGGCTGCCGCTAAATCGGTAGGCCGTGACATTAAACTCTACCTGCACTGGTCTGCTGGTCATTATGGCAGCTTCTTTGATGACTACCATATCAATATTGATGCAGACGGCAATGTTTATACCAGTACCGATGATCTGGCAGAGTTAAAGGCGCATACATGGCATCGCAATACCGGAGCAATAGGAATATCTCTTGCCTGCTGCTATCAGGCGACTAGCAATAATTTAGGGCCGGAGCCGCCAACGAAACTACAGATTGAAGCTATGGCACAGGTAGTATCTGTTCTATGCAGCGCGCTGGGTATTTCGATTGACACAGAGCATGTCATGACTCACGGCGAAGCTGCCGATATCGATGGTTATGGAATCAATAGCGGCGATCCAGAAACAAGATGGGATTTACTGTTTCTGAAAAACGGTGACAAATGGTATTCTGGCGGCGAAATCCTGCGGGGTAAAGCCGTTTTTTATCAACAAACAATAAAAATATAAAAATTGGAGGAATGAAACATGATTACTTTAATTCGCGTTGAGGACACTGGTATTTTTGCATTGCCGGAGGGCGTAAAGGGCGAAGTCGTAAAGGTGCTTGCCGATGGTAACGAAGTAGAGTTTGCAATTGCCGAGAATGGCGCTATTGACGTTATCGAGTATGACGGCAAAGCCGTGGTAACTGCCGAGGTTGAATAGTGGCAAAACTAATTCATATATTTGTTGGTGGAGAATCCTTTGCTGACAAAACAATAAAGAAATATAGCCATGCCGGTAATGATGACATTGTTCACGTTGCCGGCATAATCTTTGGCCGGACATTAGAAGCGCTAGCCACAAAAGACGAAGGCGATCTGTACCCTGGTACCTGGTTGCACCGCAAGGATAAGTATTTCAACAACCCCAATGCGCGCTTTATTATGGTTGACGTTCCAGACTTAGCGGCTGGGATGGACGTAGCCAGTGGTTTGCTGGGTACTCCCTACGGTTATAGCGATTGCTTGAAAACTGCCATATTCGAAGAAACTGGTACGCAGTTACCGGATTCTGACGCAACGACCATGTGCGCTGAAGATTGGGTGAGGATTGACCGGGGCGCAGGCTTGCCGGTACTGCCCGATATTGAACCCGGTAATATTTCGCCTGTGCGTTTTTACCGGGCGCTCATAAACGATCATGGCGGGATTGATGTTACGCATCTGTTTCGCAATAAAGGAGTGGCTTAA